TAGCGAATTTGAGGTAATTAATGCCTGTTTCTTTTGATAACGACAAGGCCGCCGGTCAGATTGTCCAGATGTACCAGGAACGTCGCTCACAACGTAGCGGACAGTTCCGACGTATGCAGGAAATCCGTGACCACTACAACGGCGACGTTATCGTTCCGCTTCCAGAACTAGACGAAGCAGAGAAGCCTGCAATCCCTAACCTTATTGCCCAGGGTATTGATGCGTTCGCTATGCGAGTTGCTTCAGTTCTCCCAGACATTCAATACCCGTCACTTCGCCCTGGTATTCAGACTGCTGACAACCGTGCTCGTGACCGTCGTCTAGCCAACCTTGGTTGGTGGGACATGAACCGCATGGGCACAAAGGTACGTCGTCGTGCCCGTCACTTAACTGCTTACGGTATGAGTGCGGTATCACTATCGCCTGTGTCCCTTGACCCAAGCGACCAGCGCCAGATTCCTCACTGGCGTGTACGTAACCCATTGGCTACATTCCCATCGCCAATGATTGACCCAGACAACATGGAGCCACAGGACTGTATCTTTGCAGACCGTCGCCCACTTGGTTGGATTAAAGAATGGTACCCACAACAGGCTTCTATTTTGTACAAGGGAGACAAGAACGACACAGACATGTTTGAAATTCTTGAATACCTTGATGCTTACGAAACTGTAATTATTGCTGTTGGTTCTGAAAAACCAAAAACGCACGATTTTCGTGATGAGTCAGGAAAAGGTATTGCAACACACATTATTCTTGAACGTATTCTTAACCGTGCAGAAATTTGCCCAGTAGTTATTGCTGGACGCATTACACTTGACCGTCTACAAGGTCAGTTCGACCAAATGCTTGGTATGTACCAGCGTGAAGCCAAGTTGGACGCACTTAACACAATCGCAGTATTCCGCAACGTATTCCCAGACGAATGGGTTGTATCTCCTGCTAACTCTCCGACCAGCCCTCGTATCGTGCAAGAGGCTGACGGCAAAATGGGTATCCGAGGTATCTTGGACAAGGGACAAATTCAGATTGTTCACCCACAGCAGACACAAGATGCACCGATGGCGCTGGACCGCCTTGAGCGAGCACAGCGACTTACGGCTGGTATTCCTGCCGAATTTGGAGGCGAGAGCGGTTCTAACATTCGCACCGCCCGACGTGGCGCTTCAGTCCTGTCTAGCGCAGTTGACATGCCACTCCAGGAATATCAGGAAATCTTTTCTCAGTCAATGGAACTAGAGAATATTCGTGCAGTACGTATTATGAAGTCATACTACGGTAGCAAGCCAAGTATGTTCATTATGGGCGGCGATGGCAAGGTTGTCAGCGATGACTACAAGCCAAACGAAACATTCGACACACATTTTGGATACGTTAAGTACCCAATGCCAGGTTCAGACGTTAATGCCATGATTGTTTCAATTGGTCAACGTGTTGGTATGGGACTTATGTCTAACGAGACTGCTCGTTTGATGGACCCTGCTATTGAAGATGCACAATTGGAAGCAGACCGTGTAGAAATCGAAGGACTTCGCAAGGCACTACTTTCTGGACTTGAGCAGCAAGCATCACAAGGACAACTTGACCCATCTATTATCGCTCGTATTGCTAAAATGAAAGCACAGCGTCACGTTACACTTGAAGATGCAGTTGATAAAATTCACCAAGAGATGCAAGAAGAACAAGCAGAAAAGGCTAACGCTATGCAACAACAGCAGCAGCCTATGCAATCAGGTGCGGCACCGCAAGGTGCAACTCCAGAGATGCAGCCAGGTATGGGTGTTTCAGCAGAGAACCCTATCCAGGGTGCACCGCAACCAGGTGGCCAGCCAAACCTGCAGGACCTTCTTGCTCAATTACAAAAGGGCGGCGGCGCTCCACAAGGAGCAGCACCAGTACCGACAGGAGCGTAGTAAATGCCAAGAACAGGTAAGGGCGGTTCACGCCAGGGAACTCCAGGTACATCGTACAGTAACCGTACAGACTTAAACATGCCAATCAGCACAGTTCCTAACCAAGGATACGGAGAAGCGGCACAGCAACGTGCAGCACAAGGCGCAATCCCTATTGCTTCGTCACCTGTATCAACAGCACCGGCTCCACGAGCAGTTGCACAACCACAAGTTTTAGAACAGGCACAACGTCAGCCAGAAAGCACACCACTTCCTACACCTGGCTCAATGCCGCACCTTGACCCGACAGGTCGACCAATGGAACCTGTAACAGCAGGATTGCCTTTTGGACCTGGGGCAGGAGAATCAGCAGTTACTCCTCAGTATCCAACTATGGGTCAGACACTTGACCAAGTTGCACGGGGTGGGGATTCAGCCATAGCAATTGAACTTGCTAAAACTGCTCGCATGCTTGGGTTGTAATGCCTTACGGACTAGGAACCAATCAATACTACGACGGCGTTAGTGGCCGTGGAGATTTTAATAAATTAACCCCAGACGCTCAGAATAAAGCAGTCTACATTATGCAGCAGAATCCCAATGCTTCTTATGACAAAGGCATGTGGGCCGGTTTTGCACACCAGCAGGGCATTGACGCACAATCAATGTCTAACGTCACTAAGTACCTCACCATGTTTAATGGTATGCAAGACTTTGTTAAGCACCACGCCGAAAGTGACCCATCGCAATCACACGCACCTGGATTTTGGTCACGTGCCTGGGACAGTGTACGAGGAATCTACAACAACGTATCTCACGCCTACGGTGACTTTGCTGCTCACCAGCAACAAATTGTTGCAAGAGCCGGTACTGAAGGACCATTAGACCCAACACAGGGACAAGACCTAAAGCAATTTATTGGAACAGACCTTGCACAAGGTATGCAAGATGGATTCCTTGGTACAGCCAAGTTTGCAGTTAATGTTGCTGACCGTGCAGCACTTACTGCTGCTGAACTTGCATCGGTTGGTGCCATTGGGCCTGGTTGGCATATGGGTGACATTGGTTCTGGTTATGGTGATGCATTTACAACTATTGGTCACGCTATTAGAGGTGTTGCCGAACAAGTAAATCCATTTAACACTGGTTCAATGTATTACATGCCAGGACACTTAATGGCATATTACGAATCACTTGCTGCAGCACACGGTTGGGGATACGCACTTGGACAAATGGTTCCATCAGCCCTTGCTGCTATGACTACTGACGGTATTTTGGCCGATGGTCAAGTTGCTGTTAGCGCAGAAGCAGACGCAGCCAACGTTGCACGTGCACGTCTTGCACAGATGCGTGGAGAGAAACTTACCAAAGAGGACTTAGCCGCTATTGAGCGTTCAAGGCAACGTCTTGTACAAAAGCGTACATCATACGAGCGTTCACGCCGTTTGTCACTTATGTCTACACGTCGTAAAGTTGTTGCAGGTGTGTTTAGTGAAGATGCTGCCAAGCAAGATGCGATGATTGTAAAAAACGCTACTGACCTTCAACTAAGAAACGTACCACTTAGCAACTTTGCTAAAGACCAACTTGCAAAAGCACAAGAACGTATTGCAGAGCGTGAACGCATTAAAACAGAAATTAGTGACCGTAGAAAGTACCCTAACGAGTTCAAAGAACCTCGTGTTAAATCAACAATTATTGACGAAGCAGGGGAAGTAAAAGCCAGAAGGCTTACTGCATTAAGTAAAAGCCTTACCTATGTTTACAAACCACTTGAATCGGTTGGCGCTTTGCGCAAAACACAGATGGAAAAGACTGCTAATAAACTAAACATGCAGGCTGCTTACGCCACTGGTGCACTATCCGCTCAAGGTGACCCTAAACACCAAAAACTATGGGAACTAACCAGAGGTGGTCACGCAGTAGACGCCAACCTCAAGCCAATGGGAACAGACGGTCAGATGATTGCTCAGTACCTTGGCATGGATAAGAACAACATGATGTTTTCACCAGTTTCAGGTCTAACAGACTTTTACACTAACTGGATTGGGGCTGACCCATTCTCAGTAGCAGGTCGTGTTATTGGACAAGCACGTAAGTTTGAAGGTTTTTCTGGTTACATGGGCCACATGGGTAACTGGTTTGGTGGAATGGGTATTCGTCTTGCTGAAGATGTTGACCGTGTGTTCAAACAATACAGTCGTGTAAGCCGTGCTTTTGAATACATGGCTACACACAATGCTTCTGAAATTGCCAATGAGTTTCGTAATTCATACAGCAAGGAAGTTCTAAACAAACTAGGTGAAGCCAAGTCTGTAGAAGAAGTAATGCAGATTCATCGTGAACTGGCTGAAGCGGTCGGATTCACACGAAACATGGCTCCTTCAATGAGCATGTACCAGGCAACCAAGGCTATTTTCAAAGACGCTGAGTTTACAGTTAACATTCCTTTTAGGGGTGAAGTAAAGGTATTTGCTAAGACTGCTGGAGACACAACTGAACTTGACCAGCAGGTTCTTAACGAGATGGCTAAGACTGATGTAGTAAAAGAAGCAGGCGTACCCATTAAGCCATTCTCTATGATTTATGGTGCTATGGAAGTTCCTGAACTTCGTAAGCGCAACATGTTTGCCCGTTGGCTCGCTACACGGTTTACTCGTAACCCTATGTGGTTTGACGACCTAACTGCTGCTATTGAAACCTACAAGATTAAGCCAGGAAGCAACAATGCTATTCCAGCAATCATGGACATGATGCGCATTGGCCTTATGCCTGAAACTGTTATTAAGGGCGTGGGTGACTTGCTGCTTAATGCAGGAACACGTGAGGAATACATTCGTGTGTACCAACAGGCTGTGTTCCACATGGTTATGCGTCGTGCCATGGCTGGTATGAAGAAGGCTGAACTAGACCAGTTCATGAACTCAACAGCAGACAAGATTTGGGAAGAAGTCAAATCTATAACGGCCATTGACGGTGGTAGCAAGGGTGTGTTTATTGCTGGACCTGAAGGAGTAGAACGTTCGTTTGTCTACGATGGTGGAAAAGTTCAGTCTGTAGGTATTGGACGTTCACACTTCGGTAGTCTTTCTATCCCACGTTCAACTGACCTTAAATCAATTGCTAAGTTCTACAACGGTACAACTGCTATGTTGCTACGTTCACACGAAGCCAGTGTTGCAGCCAAGCGATACCTTGACCTTGAGCACTTAACGCAAGCAGCCATTTATTCAAAGGCAAACCTTGATGGCATGGGTAAGGCTATTGATAAAGCCGTAAATTTCCACGGAACTGAAGCCAAACTAATTGAAGCAGGCAGCACAGAAGCAGCCGCCGCTTACAAGCAAATGGTTGAGGACATTAAAGTTGAACTTCGTGGCGTGTACGAAGGTACTAGAGGCCGTCCAACTTCAGAACAATTTGTCCAAGGATACAACCTTGTACGAGGACGCTGGAACCAATTGCAACGTACCATTACTGCAACTGCAGAATCTAGGCGTGTAAATAACATTCTTCGAGAGGACAGCGTTTCACTTCGTCAAGTTATGGACGACCTAAAGGGATACAGCACAGAAAACCTTTTTAATCCTGATTTGCCTGCTTGGAAAGAATTAGAAATCCTTAAAGCCAAGGAATCAGCGCTACACGAAGTACTTACTCAGTTTGATGTTCGTATGATGGAATCAACACATTCCGCAGAGGAATTGTTTAAAGCATCTAAAGATTACCGTGAGGCTTACAAATTACTTACTGGTGCTGAGATTGACTTAACCAAAAAGGGTAAAGCGCTAAACCAAGGGCTTCTTGATGAAAAGGCTAACAGTACTTACGTCAAGACATTAATGAAACTTAAGTTGCAACGCAGCCCGTACACAAACAACTGGCACCTAACCGTTGATGCACTCAACAACATTATGAGCCGCACTTTTGTTCCTTTGGCACTTCTTTCAGGTGGTTGGGCGCTTCGTGTGTCTGCTTCTGAATCACTTCTTAACGTACTTCGATTTGGATTCTGGGAATCGTTTGATGCAAAGATTGCAACATCTATTGCCAAGCACGAACTCCGTGGTGCTCACCTTCTTGTTCGTGAAGGAAAAAGCGAAGCAGGTCTTATTAAGGACGTAGTTGCTGGTGCTCTTATGGGTGTTGAGAACGCTCTGCTTAAGACTATGGATTCAGCCAAGCGAGACCGTATGCTTGATGACTTCTGTGGTGCAATCATGCGTCACAATGGCCACCTTCCCGGTGGTGTTCACTCAACTGGTGGAGTATTCGACCCAGGAACCCTAGAAGCAACAACGGGGGAACTTGCTTATGGTGTTGACAAGTCTGGAGACATTGTTACTTCTCCAGTTATGCCTGACCGCACATGGACAACAGTTAATGACCGTGGTGAAAAGAACTACGTAGGTGCTATGCACGCCAACATGGCACGTATTGCGCACGACGCAGATATCTACCCAACTGCTAGAAAACTTAAAGAGATTCTTCTTCAAGAAGGCAAAACCCGTCTTGGTCCTGTGCGTTCAGAAGGAAAAACTGAAGTACAACTAATGGCTGAAGGTGCCTTGTCTTACAAAAAGAAGGGTGCTTTTAACGAACTGATGGCAGAACTTAAGAAGGAATCAGCAAAGACTATTGCTGCTATTCCAGAAGAAGAACTACCTGCTTACACTCGTCACACATTCCGTTCAGGAGAAGAATTCCGTGGAGAAAGTGCACATGACGAATGGGCAGACAACATCGCTTATCACGTATTGCACAGTTTCTCTGGAAGCGGTAAAAAGGGAATTAGGATTCACGCTGACCTAGTTGACCAAGTTGCCCGTCAAGACATAAAGCCAATGAAGGAATTGGCTAAAGACATTCACAACATTGACATGGGTTACGAGCCACGTAATATTCCTGGCAAGGGGTTTCTATCTATTGACGCTATTAAGGCTGGTTCTTCGCCTGGGTTCATTAACAAACTGTCTGACGTAGGTCACGACAAGTTGCTTGGACCTATCGTTAATAACATCGTTCGTGAACCTTTATTCCTTTTGGAAGTTCACAATGCCATGGAGGAAACTCGTGCGATGGTTAACGCTGGCATTATTAGCGATTACACCGCAGAGCAACTGGCTGACTACCGTGCTATCCAGAACATGACTAAGTTCATTCACAACCCAAAGGACAAAACAATTTGGGAAGCCAACATGCGTGTTGCTGCTCCGTTCTACTTTGCTAAGAACCAAGCCTGGCGACGTGCGTTCCGTGTTATGCACGATGACCCAGGTGCCTTTGAGCGTTACTTGAAGATTAACCTTTCGGTGACTAACTTCATGGCTGCTCAAACTGCTAACGGTGGTTCACCTACAGCAACTATTCCTGGAAGTCAATTCATGGGTTGGCTTGGTACTACTGGCGCCAACATTCCTGGATTCATGGCTTCTTCGCCTAGTGTCTTTGGTCAAATGGGATTTGGTCTTGCCGTACAGCCTGGTTCTATTGAATCAGTATTCCCTACTGGCGCCGAAGGTGGTATTGCTGGTGCTTTAGGTCTTGTAAGACCAGCATGGGGACCACTCATTACACTTCCTGTAAAAGAAATAGCCAAGTTGTTTAACTTCTCTCAGCACCCGTTGCTTCAGAAGTTTGAAACAGGTTTGCTTGGTTCAGTTGCTTCACGTTCTTCAATGTACAGTGACTTGTTCCCTTCAACAGGTGGCCGTAACGTACTAGACCTTGCCCTGTCTGCGTTCCATTACGATTCTGCAGCGATGCTTAGTTCAGAGAACTTGGTACTTAATAACGCTGTTGACAATCTGTACAAGCAACAACTTAACAAAGTATTTAATGAATACGATTGGACTGGGTACACTGAGATTCAAAAAAACAACACTGCTCGTGGACTTGCCGAACTTGAAGTAAGTAAGATTCTTTCTGACACTCGTACGCACCAGGCTTTCTTGGACCACGCTCACGCTGCTGCGATGTTGATGACATTTACTAAGTCACTTATCTCGTTCTTTAGCCCAGTTGCGGTTAACGTTCAGGCTCAATTCTCACAAAACCCATTGTTCCAAAAACTGCAACAAAGCATTAACCCAGACACAGGTAGAAAGTACACCTTTGACGAGGCTTCACACAGGTTTGGTGAATTGCACCCTGAGAGCATTATGGACCTCACGGCTAAGAGTGACACCATTGACGGTCACTGGGCTGAAACAGTTTCGGCAGCCAAACTGCTTAAGACTGACCCAAGCCTGGCTCGTAACTACTCGTACGCAGGTGCGATGTTGGTAGACCGAAACACTGCCTATTCACCTGAAGCGTATCAATTGGAATTGGCACTTAAGTTGCGTCAGCGTTCAGCACCAGGTCAATACTTAGACAACCTTTTAATTGCTACAGGTAATGACTATTACTACAACTACCTATCGGTTGACCCTGCTTTTGGCGGAAACCCAAACAACCCTAATCCAGACCGTACCGCAGAGCAGTATCAGGCTTTGAAAGACGCCGCTACCAACTACGGTCGTACTTCAAACCCAACGTGGTTATCAAACTGGCAAGGTGGTAAAAGCCAGTACGTAGCAACACAGACTATTGATGAAATGCGTAAAATGATTAAGGACCCTAACGTTTCTTATTCAGTACTAAGCAAAGATGACCGTAGCAAGTTTGAACAACTTCTTGCTTACTACGACCAGTACCTTACAGAGTACAAAACACTTCGTGCTTCTGGTGCTAAATCAGACGCATACGCCGTTGAAACCGAATGGTACAACTGGTGCACAAACACCGCAGCAACATCGGATTACTACAAAAAACAATGGTATTTTATTACATCAGCGCTTAGGTCGCTACCAGGTAAATAGGAGATAATATGGCAGCAAAACCAGCACCCCAGGAAACCCCACCAGTGGACTTTCGACAAATGGCAGACATGTACCATGTCCCAATTAGCGACGGCACTATTAAGGATATAGCAGGAGAAAACCCAACACCCGAAAAGGCTAAGGCTTTTGAGGACTATTTAAAGGTTTCAGCACAAGGTCTGTTTCCTACATTGGCTCCACAAATTGCGGCTGGTATTCCAACAGCAAACCTTCTTGACCCATACCGTCAATTGGGCAAACAAATGCTTGGTGAAAACTTTACACCTGACTTTGTAAATGACCCTAAAGCATCGGTTGCTTTGACGGGTGGCGTTCACCCAGAAACAGGACGGCCAGCGCCAATGTCTTTAGACCAATGGAAACAGCACCTTATGACGGAACCAGGCTTCGGCTGGGGATACACAAAACAAGCCCACGAAAGAGTGAACATGCTTCTTGAAAACTTACGTCAAGGCCTTGAAGCGCCACACATGAAAGGACAACCACAATGAGTACTAAGAAAAAACCACCTGCTCCTGGGGCCGGTGGTGCCGCAGGTCAAGGTCTAAACCTTGGTGCTTTTCTTAAAGCGCAAGGAATGTCACCTTATGCTCCGGCGCCTACCACAGTTGGTGGACGTGCTGCAGTAAACGCCGTTGGTACAGACTATTCTAAGTTAACACTTCAATACACCCCATTGATGCCAGATGGCACATATGGTGTTCCCCGTGCCCCAAAAGACGGTACAGAGTTTGCTCTAGCCATTAACCAGATTAATGACTACCCTGCTCTCCAAGCAGCCCTTCACACTAAGTTTGAACTGGGAAGTTCTTTCACTTCTAAGCAAGCAGACAATGCTTGGAAATCAGTAGAAAGTTCTAAATACGACCTTGTGTCGGCTCTTTCGCCAACATTGGCACAGGCTGTTAATGCTCTTAAGATTGCTACTGATGCTCAGGCAAACACACGTTTGGCTACTCAGTACTCAGCAACGGTAAGCCAGCAGGCTAACGCTATTGACAACATCAGCGCCACCCTTAACAGTTGGAACTACACACCAGCCCAGTTAAAGCACATGGGTGATGTTTTGCGTCAGTTGGTAACCACAGATGGTAGCCACATGATTAACCAGAACGCCTTACTTCAAGTATTCCGTGGAGAAGCACCTAGTGGGCTTGGTAAGAACGTAGATGCCTCTATTAAGACTTCCTATGAAGCAGCATTCCCTGGACTGAATGACTATAACAATTCTCCTGGTGCAGTTCACATGAACGAATCTCAGTACCAGGCGTATTCAACCAAGATTCAAGATACAGCCACACAGTACGGTGCACCTATGCCTGACAAGACGGCAATTGGTGAACTTCTTAAAGGCAACGTATCGCCTGCAGAATACAACCAACGTGTCACAGACATTTACGCTACGGTTACCAATGCTAACCAGAACGTACGAAACCAATTAGAGCAACAGTACGGCATTAAGGCTGGCGACCTGGTTCACTACATGATGGACCCAAAGAACGCCCTACCTGCTATGCAACGTAAGGTGGCAGCAGCCGAACTTGGTGATTACGCTACTCGTGTTGGCCTAAAGGGACTTACCTCTGACCAAACCACAGAACTTGCAGACGCCGCTAAATTGGCCGCTACGGCAGGCAACAGCAACCTGGGGTATGGAGTTAACCAAATCCAAGGAGCGCTTCTGGGAGCCAGTAAGGGCGAGGCTTTAACAACCTCTGCTCCTGGGGCTAACCAGCCTACGGTCAGTGCTACCCAACTCATTGGTTCTCAATTGGCAGGATTTGGTGGCACTAACCAGGCAGCGGAGCAGGTCCAAGTAGGACGAGCCGAGCAAGCACGAACAGCCCAATTTGAAAAGGGTGGTGGATTTGTGGAAACTAGCAAGGGAGTCGTAGGAGTAGGTTCCGCAAGAACGTAACAAACGTATCTAGAATGATACAATAGACGTAGGTGGTTGGCCCTGTTTGGCCGCAGGAGCGCTATCCATCGAACCCGCTTAAGAGGGCATGCCTTAAGTGCGTACACAATGCTGAAAACTATCCGCTTTATTAACCTCTGGTAAAGTGCGTACCCGCAAGGAGCGATTGTATGACTGATTTTGATGAGTATGAAGAAGATGAGCAAGAAGTTGTTGAGCGTCAGCCGCTAGACCCGAATATTCGGAAGCAGTTGCGTGAAGCAGAGAAGGCTCGTAAGGAATTAGACGGTCTTAAGGCTGAACTAGAAACGCAGAAGCGTGAAGTCCAGTTCTCAAAGGCAGGGATTCCAGATTCAGGTGTAGGTTCATTATTCCGAAAGGCGTATGACGGAGAGACTTCGCAAGAAGCAATTCGTGCAGCGGCTCAAGAATACGGAATCCTTAAATCTGAGTCAGAAGAAATACCATCAAATGATTCAGAACTAGATGCTCTACGCAGGGCGCAGGGTGCAACGATTGGGAATTCCGGTGCTATGCCAGACCCCCAGCAAATGTACCTTGAAGCACTTGCCTCGGCCTCTACTCCTGAAGAAGTTATGCGAATCGTTGAAGGAGACTCAGGTAAAAAACTGGGTGTCTATTCCTCTCGTGGTGCGTTCTAAGCCTAAAAACTTTTAACCTACTAAGAAAAGGAGTCAACCAAAATGGCTGACGCATTTACAGGGTCCAGTACCCTAGACTTTTCAAAGGCCGCTTATGACCGTATGGCGTACTTCGCCCTACGTCCTGAGTTGTACTTTGACGCTGCAGCAGATATCCAGCCTACTCACCAGAGTATGCCAGGTGCATCTGTAGCATTTACAATTGTTAACGACCTGCCAATCCAGGCATCTGCTTTGACTGAAACAACCGACGTTTCGACTGTCGCTCTTTCAGACTCACAGGTAACCTTGACACTTGCAGAATACGGTAACGCTGTACTAACCACTGCCAAGTTGCGTGGCACATCATACGTAGACATTGACCCAATCGTAGCCAACGTAGTTGGATACAACGCTGGTGTTTCAATTGACACAATTGCACGTGCAGCACTTGACCAGGGAACCAACATTCAGTACGCATCAGGCCTTGGAGCAACAACTCTACAGTCTGCTGTAACTACTCGTGCCGGTGTAGCAGCAGGAAACACATTGTCATCACTTGACATTCGTGTTGCTCGTGCTCGTCTCCGTTCACAGAACGTTCCAACATTCGGAGGAATGTACGTTGGTTACATTCACCCAGACCTCGTAGCAGACCTTCAGGGAGAATCTATTTCAGGTTCAAACGTACAGGGTTGGCGTGCACCACACGTTTACGCACAGCCAGGTGAAATCTGGACTGGTGAACTCGGTGCTTACGAAGGTGTTCGTTGGATTGAAACACCACGTGCTCCTGTATTCCAGGGTGCCGGTGCTTCA